TTATAAAAAATTATATGCCAACGCATTAAAGCAATACTCACCGAAGTTCAAAAAAGAACTACAAAATCAGGTGAACACCTATTGCCGTACATTAGACTATAACGCAATTAGCGACAAAGCCATTAAAAAGACCATTCAAAAGCTACATTTAGCAATGGGTGTAAAGATGGCTCAAATTAGCAGTAAGGTCGTTAAAAGGTCTGTAAAAGGGCATTACGAGGCATTTGAAGTTAAATCAGCAGAGACCGATTTGTTTGCTTACACTATCCTTCAGTACCTACAAACGCAAGGGCTTGACCAATTAGCATCCGATATTACTGATACAACAAAGGAACAAATAAGAAGATACTTAATTCAATCAGCCGAACAAAACTTAACACTACCTGAATCAATTGTTTTATTGAGGGGTGCAGGAATTACTGATTATAGAGCGGAGTTAATAGCAAGAACGGAAACAGGTAGGGCTGCTAATATAGGTTCAATGGTTGGTGCAACAAGTACAGGATTAGTAACTATTAAAGAATGGATTGCAGCAAAAGACAATAGGACAAGAAGGATTCCAAGAGACCAATTTGACCACCTAAATATGGATGGCACTAAAATACCAATGGATGCGACATTTAAACTGCAAAATAAAAAAGGCGGTTTTGACTTAATGCTACACCCTTGCGATTCAAGTGGAAGTGCTGGAGATGTTTGCAACTGCCGATGTACTTTAGGATATGAGGCACAAAGGGATAAAAATGGCAAACTATTAAAGCTACAAGATAACCCACCAAAAGGGAATGTCGGAATGATTTGGGGAATACTAACTAACGCAGTAGGGATGCAAATAGGAAACTTAATCGCAGACTTGTTTGAATAATAAAAAAAAATATAACTTTGTAAATATGAAAACTTACGCATCAAAAGATTTAATTGTTGAAAAACAAGACATCGGCTACGAAGTAATGGATGTAGATACTGAACAACGCAGGGTTAAAGCAGTATGGGCAAGAACAGGAAACATTGATTTAGATAACGATATTATCGTTCCTGAAGCATTCACAAAGACTTTAAGCGAAAGAGGTCCAGCAGGTAAAAACTTGATTTGGTCTTTAGTTGACCATTGTGCTGAAATGGAAGCGGTAATCGGTAAGCCTGAACAATTATATGTTGAAGGTGATATGCTTATTGCAGTTACTCCAATAGTAATGACCGAAACAGGTGAAGATATTATGAAGATGTACGATGCAGGTTTAATCAATCAGCATTCAATTGGATTTACTACAATAAATTCAAGCGTAGGTAAGGATGGAGTAAGAACAATTACTGAACTTAAACTTTATGAAGGTAGTGCGGTATTATGGGCAGCAAACCCTGAAACACCAACCATTTCAGTAAAAAGTGAAGTAAAAAGAGAGCAATTAGCAAACAGGCTAGAGAAACTCTTGAAAGCGTTTAAAGGCGGTAAATTTACCGATGAAACCTTTGCGTTGATGGAGATTGAAATAAAAAGGATTCAAGCGGATTTATTAGAGATTGAAATCGTTAAAGAAATCACTGCGGTCGCAGAAGCACCCCAGCCGATAATTGAGGAAATCAAAAACAATGATGCTGAAATCTTGAAGGCAATAAAAGAATTTAATAAAATACTAAAAAAGTAAAAATGGAACAAGTAATTAACGAAATGGCTGAAAACCTTAAAGGTTTCCAAGCTAGTATTGAAGCGAAGTTGGAAGCAACAAACGCTGAAATCCGTGTAGTAAAAGATGAAGCACAAAAACAATTTGATGCTCAAGCTGCTGCACAAAAGAAAAACGCATCTAAACAAGTAAAGTTTTTAGATGAGGCTATCATTGAAAAATTAGATGGCAAATTGGATGAAATGGAAAAATCAATGAAATCAAATGGTAAATATCGTTTAGATTTAAGAGATGTTAAATCAATGACTTTAGGTGCAAGTTTAACAGGAGATGCTCAAGCATCTTATGCTATCAATGCTTCAATTTTACCTAGTCAAGCAATTAACTTCCGTGATTTAGTTCCAACAGTAAGAAGCGAAAGTGGTTTGTATGTTTTCTACAAAGAGACTGCAACAACTAACAACATTGCTGCTCAAACTGAAGGTTCTAACAAAGGTGAGAACAACTACGCATTAAGCGAGGTTAAAGTGGTTAATGATTACATCGCTGGTTTCTCTACATTCTCAAAACAAATGGCTAGAAGTTTGCCTTTCTTAAGTACAACTTTACCAAGAATGTTGACTAGAGATTTCTTTAAAGCTGAAAACTCTGCTTTCTTTGCAACTGTTTCTGCTGCTGCAACAGGTTCTACAACAACTGCTGAAACTACCGATTTAAAGCAATTAGTTGATTATATCGGCAACCAAAAGACTGCAAACTTTGTAGCTTCAGTTGCTTTAGTAAGCCCTAAACAATTAGGTCGCTTATTGAAAGATACAATCGTTGCTGGTTACTATGCAGGTTCAGGTTCAGTTATCGTAAATCCTAATGGTGGTATGACAATATGGGGAACTCCTGTAATTGCTGCATCTTGGGTTACTGATGATAAGGTTCTTATCTTGGATAGCAACTTTTGTGAGCGTGTTGAAGTTGAAGGATTAGCAATTGAGTTTTCTTATGAGAACGCATCTAACTTCCAACAAAATATGGTTACTGCAAGAATTGAGTGTTATGAGGACATCAACTTGATGCAACCAACTTCTGCAATCTACGCTTCAATCAATCCTTAATTGATTATAGAATAGAAAATAAAGACCCCATCTTAATCGGTGGGGTTTTTTATTATATTTATTGTAAATTTGTAAAAAAGATGTATGTCATATAATAATTTTATCATTGATTTTACTTTGACCGACATAGGTACAGTTGTTGAACCTGTTACATTAGCGGAGGCAAAATTGTATTGTAGGGTTACTACAAATGTTGACGATAACCAAATTACCTTGATGATTAAACAAGCTAGGGAAGCGGTTGAAGTAGGTACAGGATTGAGTTTAATTGCAAAGACTGCGGTTGTATGGTTTACAAATTGGGATGGTAACTTCCAGCTGCCTTATGGTCCGATGAATAGTTTTACATCTTTAATAGACCAAAACGGAGACACTATTGTTGCTGCTGATTACACTTTAGTAGGTGGTAAGTTCCCACAATTACAAAGACCACAATTTGAAAACCTAAAGGCTACTTATGTGGTAGGCTACGCAACCATTCCGAACGATTTAAAGATTGCTATTTTAGACCAAGTTAGTTACGATTACGAAAATAGAGGATTGGATAGTGATACAGGTATTTGTGAAAAGACTTGGAAAGCCTGTCAACGCTGGACAAGAATAAGCCCAATATTATGAGGATAGGAAGCAAAAAGGCAAACTATGTTGATGCCAACACAATGTACTCGGAAATAGGCTTATATGTGCCTACAATCACCGCTGATGGGCAAGGTGGGTATATTACTACCTATGCCTTACAAGAAACAGTATTTGGTGATTTTAGACCTATGGATGAGAATAGAGCATTGTTAGAATTACAATTGAGTTTTACTCGTTCTGCTAAAGTATTTATCAGGTACGATGTAACAATTAACAATATGTACAAAATAGAGGCTGAAGGGGAAATGTACACAATACATTCAATTAAGGATGTAGAGAATCAGTTTAGATTTTACGAAATATTAATGTATCACTAATGGCATTCGCATTAAGTTTAAGTGGAATGAAAGAACTTGAAGGCAAGTTAAATAAATTAACTACTTCATTAAAAGTTGATGTAAGTGATGAAATAAACGCATCTGCACTAAAAATAGAGAATCAAGCCAAAAGATTAGCACCTGTAAACTTTGGTCAATTAAGAAATTCAATAGCACTTACAAAGGATGGCGAGTTGACTTATTCGGTTGCTGCTAATGCTTCGTATTCTGCTTATGTTGAATTTGGCACAGGACCACAAGTAAATGTACCTGCTGATTTCAAATCTTATGCCCAGCAATTTAAAGGTAAAAGCGGAGGTAAGTTTAAGGATATGGTTGAAGCATTAACTTTGTGGGTAAAGCGTAAAGGAATTGGCAATGGTAAAAATGATAAAGGTTTAGCTTATGTAATAGCTTTAAGCATATTAAGAAAAGGTATGCGACCACAACCATTTTTAATACCAGCTTACGAAATGGAAAAACCTAAACTTATACAAAGACTAAATAAATTATTAAATGCTTAATCCTAATATAGAAATAAAGAAGTGGTTTTATACCAACTTGACAAGCTCAAGTACACTACCTGTTTATGATGGAATAGCACCTGATAACGGAGTAGATGAATATGTAATAATGACAGGCAGAACATCCGCACAGGAACAAGGAAAAATCAGTTATACGAATGCCGTTACTATGGATGTTGACATTGTCATAAAAAATAGTAACTTTGGATATAAAAGAGCCGAAACAATAAGCGATTTAATACTAGCTGCAATCAATTCCGACACGAATATTACCCTTGCAAATGGGTTTTATGCTACAAGTTTGGTGGTGGGTGCAATTAGAAATTTGGATGGTTTAAACCCTTTGGACAACGTATTTAGAACAATAATAACTTATAATTTAATAATAACTCAAAATTAAAATAAAATGGCAGAAACAAAAGTAAGCGGTAGGGATTATATCCTTTTAGCTGACATAGACGGAGACGCAACATTTAAAGCAGTTGCCTGTCTTACGACTAACTCATTTACATCAACGAATGACACGATTGATGCAACTTCAAAGTGTGGTAATTCATACACACCAAGTCCTGTATTTACTCAATCTTTTGAGTGTGAAGGATTTGCAATTGATGAAACAGGAACTCCAAGTAAGGATTCTTACCAACAATTGTATGCAGCACATTATGCTAAAACATCTTTTAATATGAAGATGGGTAAAGCAACTCCAACTTCAGGAGATATAGTTTATTCAGGTCAAGTTTTTATTAGTGATTTTGCAGTTCAAGCTGATGATGCAGATGATGTTAAATTTACTGCAACATTCGTAGTAACAACACCACCATTAACACAAACTGAAACTGCATAAAACTATGTTTGAATTAAGACTGAACAACAACAAAACAATCCCTTTGAAGTGGGGTACTTGGGCGATGAAAAGATTTTGCGAATTAGAGAACAAATCTCTATTAGACTTAATCAATATTTTATCAAGTGGTGCTTTTGAATTAGGAACAATAGTGCATATAATCCAAGCATCTGCCGAAAGCGGATGTAAGACACTAAATCAACCAATTGAATTTAACGATGTTATCGTTTGCGATTGGATTGATGAGGTTGGTGGGTTATCTGCAAAAGATGGTCAGCTAATAGATTTTATTAAATTTATGCAGACTTCAATGATTCCTGAAACAAAAGAAAATGCCGAAGTAACCAAAGACAAAGGAAAAAAAAAATAGGAATATATAGCTGGGATTCAATAATTATTCTCGCAATAGAAGTTGGCTTGACAATTAATGAGTTTTGGCAACTTACTTGGCGGGAATTTTTATTATATA